ACAATAAAAAGGTAAATATCATAATACAGAAATGAGACATAATAGCAAGGATTTTTTTGAATATAGACGCAGAAAGCCCCGTAGCCTAAAAATAAGCTACGGGGCCTTCGGTTCAGGGTTCTTAAAGAGCCAAAAACTCTTTAAGAAGCCTTACTTATCGCTGCACGACCAATCGTTGGAGTCCCCAAGGATTGTACGCACCAATACCAAGATTCTCAAATACTGAGAAACCAATGGTCCGTGCTTTTGGATCATCTGCAGACAGCACAGTTAATTCGGTACGGACCGGGATCCGACCAAATTGTTCCGGCTCACAACAAATGTAGACAAAACCACGAGGCACAAGCCTAGACACGATAATCTTAGCACCCCAAAGGGAAGCCATCATACCGGTTTTCAGCAAAGTACCTTGAGTTTCCAGATCCAGAATGTCACGACCAAACTTTCTTACATCAGCATAGTCACGAGCATTCATATAAATCCGGGCCACTCTCAGATCACGCTCTTCAACCTGTCCAAAAGCATCAGCTAAGATACCTGGATTGATAGGAGCAATCACCAAGAGATCAGGATTGGCTTGACCGGCGATAGTGTCAAAACCATTCACAGCGATAGAATCAAGAATTGCAAAGACTCTCTCATCTTCGGCAGCCTGAATCTGAGCCTTAGCTAGATCCTGAGCACGTTCGATAAGATCAAACCGACGCTCTTTAACTTGAGTCAAAGGAATTTCGGGATTTGATGCAATCTCAAAAAGTGGAAACTGAACACGCTTAGTTTTGATGATCGCAAGAATGTTTTCACCTTCTTCACCAACAACATAAGCTGGAACATCAGGATCTTTATCATAAATTGCGACGGATCCGTCGGGCAAATATTCAACTAAAAATGTTTTTCTGCCCACCGAACTGTAATCACGCCTGGTACGAAGAGGCTGGATCATAGAAGCAGCCAACTTCTGACGACCAGCAGCAGTCTTAATATATTCAGAAATGATTTTCTGCTTTTGTGCATTAGATACTTGAGACATAATCTGCTCCTTTCTTATAGAATTAGGTTGATAACAAGTTCAGGAAAACTACTATCAGGAGCAATAACTGCAACTGCTAGTTCTTTTGCAGTACCACTGGCCGCGACTTCAATACTATCGTTTGAACGATTAGTCAAAAGGCCATTGACGCTACAATAAAGATACTGGCCCGCTGTATAGGCAGACAAAGCATCACCAACAGAGCCACCACCAGTGACAGTTTGCTGAGTGGTCTCCCAAATACGAACACCGTAGCTACCCTGTCCACTGACATAAGGAGCCTTACCGCTTGCAGCGGCTGGACTGTTCTCAAATGGATTACCAGCGGCATCATTGATAAACAGACCCAAGGGTTTATTGGTAGTGGTTGGGACGGCTGGTGGACCACCAATTTGACCATTACCGGCATCCGGCCTGGTCACACATACTGAACCACCCAAAATACCCAATTTTGTGATACCAGAAAGTGTAGTCGAGGCACTTGTGGTAACCACCGAAGGGTTGGTTTGGGTAAATCCATCGGCAGACAATTCGCCGATGTTGTTTCGGATCCCAAGATGCATAATCCTCAAAGCCGAGGGTCCTGCAGCAAAATCCTGTGAGCTTTGCCCACTAATTCCTACTGGTGCCATTTTCTAACCTCCTTAAGGTTGACTGTTCTTCATCTTTTAGTCACCACTATAAAACATTAATCTTTAAAAACATCTGAGACATCTGGCTTGCTTTCCCACAGACCACTCAAATTTTCTTTCTTTTGCGAAGCCACTCGTATTTGACCACCCAGGCGCTTAACTGGTCGCTTCTTAGTAGCCTTCTTTTTAGCTTTTACCTCACCAGTTTCCATATCAAACAATCCCTGCAACACCTGATCATATTCCTGTTTTGGTAATTCTACTTCTTCCGGTAACATTACTGGGGCATCTAGCTCAACATCCAGATCAGGATCATCACCCATCAAATCATCCAACATATCTTGCTCAATAGATGGTTCCGATGACACATCTAAATCAGTATCATCTAAAAGAATATCGCCCTCATCCTCTAATTCAGTAGATGGTTCTGCTGATACATCCTCATCCACATCCTCATCTTCTAATTCAATATCATCCACATCCACATCAGTATCTTCATCAGCTTCAGCTTTCAATTTCTTAATCCGAGCCAGAGTAGATAAAATACCCTTATCGGAAAGAGTCATCAGCTCTACAGCTTGATCTTCTATAATTCGTTCAGAAACAGCGCCCAATAATGCTTTAGCGATTCGAATACATCGAGACGCTTTTCGCCTAAGATTAGTCTTTTCTTTTCTGCTCCCCCGTCTCGAAGCTCTGGGATCCATATCATCACCCATATCGTCTTGACGATTAAACTCTGGACGTGGACGTGGTGGTACCGCACCCATATCGCCACGGGCTTGCGGCATACCAATCTCATCACGGGGCTCTTCGCCCAACCATAGATCAGAAGGATGTTTACTCTCAGCCCAAGCATCGGGATCGCCCTTAGCATATGCATCATATGATGGCTGGGTATGATCTGAGTTCATATCATAAATATCGGATCTACGACTTCTATTCCGTGACACTCTATCGTTAGAAGTATTACGTGATTTTTGATTCCGTGTTCTTCCACTAATTTTCCGTCTCATCGTTTTGCTCCTTAACCTATGATTTTTGCCAAATTCAGTATGTAGCCGCCAAGAATCATTTTCTTGATTTCTCTACCAGTAATAGATTTATTAAAAAAGTATTGACATTTTTCCAAATAAGAAATAGAGTTATTATTTGATTGATGCAACGATCCCACTTTTAAAAGTGTGTTTATATCGTTATAAGAAAACGAAACCCCCATTTTCTTAGCCATCAATAGCAACTCAATCCCAGAATATTTACCAGATAATGGTGTCCACCCTTTCTGTTTATATAATTTTATCCCCGCTTTAATGTTTCTAGATATCTTATTTTTTCTAGAAGACTCTAAAAGAGTGTCATTCTCTATTTCGGTTATCTGAAAAATAGAAGATGGATCAACTTCATCGGATTCATCAACAAATGTTTTCCAGATATCAGTCAATACCTTTTCCCGAAGATCATCTACCAAATCAGTATAGGTCGTTGGGGTAGTATCCTCATCTTCCCACTCAACACCGTCTGTGCCCCATTCAAGGTCTAAACCTTCATCCCCATCCTCACTAGCACCCTCAGCAGCATCAACGTCCTCAGCAGCATCAACGTCCTCAGCAACGTCTTCATCAACATCTTCATCAACAGGGGGCTGCGCTAAAATTAAACGAGAAGCTACTCTTTGAATCCCTTTTTTAGTTGTCTGGATATTATGAGCATCAAAAGCATTTTTCAATAAGCCTGAGATTTTAGCCAAATCCAATATTTCAGGATTCAATATTTTTTGTAAAATAGCGCCAGTAAAAGCCGGGTCTTTGACCCAACTAGCTTCAATAAACACCACTGAATCTGGGATATCTTTATGACCACAAAGTTCGGCAATGACTCTTTCAACCCCTTCTGGGTCTATGAATGTCTGACCTTTTTCGTATTTAATACAAGGACATAACTCAGTCTCATCTTCTGCTACATTACCACATTTAGTACATGCCGTCACAGATGCCTCGCAGCCCATACTTAGGGTAGCTATCTTCTCACTCAATATATCTTCAATCAGTTCTGTATGTTTTCGATCCGTGGCAACCAGGATATCAATATAGATTGTATCACCCAAATCCCGTGCCACTGCATCTATAATTTTCCCCTTAGATAGAGAAGGTATTTGGACATGTTCTAGATAATTTTCACTCCCAATAAAGGAGGGATATGATTGTAATAATAGATCTCGTTCCCAACAATCAGCATTGCCATTAACGTACATTGCGGTTTCGGTTGATACATAATAATCAGAAAACATCCGATTAACAGTAAAATCACCTTCATCGTTCCGACCTAATTTTACATTTGGAACATCTTCGGTATCCACCGAAGCGATGATGGTACAATGTGAAAGTAAATATTGCCTTGGATCATACCCGTCTATTTTTTGACTAGAAGCCTTTATTCTACCGACTCTATACCAATCCGCTATCTCTACTTCTGGAACCAACAATGTAGCTCTGGCATACTTTAAAAAGGCCATATTGTACTCCTATAAACTAAAGCTATGTTCTAATTTAGAAAACCAAACACTCTCTAGCTCTTTAAACAAAACATTTAACCCATCTTCTAATTGCACCAAATCTATTTGATCTGTCAGATAGCCCCTGAATAATCCTTGAATAGTTGAGTGTGATTCGTATAACCAATCAATATATCCATCTACTGTATCAACCATATCTACTATTTGATCCCGTGAATACTTAGCTATCAAATCATATTTATGTCTTTTCAATACTTCTAAAGCATGATCAAAAAAATCTTGATCTGGGCCTTGAAAAAGCCTATAAATAAAGCCATCTATATCTGATGTGATTTCAGGACTATGTTTTCTTATCGCTTCGATCCGATGGAGCCCCAAAAATACTAGATCAAAAAAAGATACACCTTTAGATATCAATTGACCATGTATCTCAACCAAATGATCATTACCCAACCCCAATATTTCTTTAGCCTCTTGTATTACTTCATGCCTAGAGATGATTGATCCAGTACCGTTATAAATATTATTGCAAATAATATCTATACTTTGACTAGCTAATAAACCTCTATAAATAATATTACTGACTTGGCTCATACCGATTCAGCCTTAATCTCTTCAGAAAGAGATTCTACATCCATCAAAAGTTCTTCTCGTTGCCAACCCATATATTCAGAACTTATAATTTGCTTTAAACGCTGCAATCTCCCCAATAATTGTCGCTGATCCGACTCAAAAGACAAAACGTGATACACCATTGAATCAATATAGTTTAAGTCATCTGAGACATCTGGAAGTATTGATGATAATTTATTTGATAAACAAGCCATATCTATAGACATGTCTTTTAAAGATCCACCAATATCCTTATAGTTCATAGACATATCGGAATCAGATCCGTCCATATCAGAATCATATTCCTCAACAGTTTCACGTCTACGATCTGTTCGAGTATCCCTTATCTTCGGGGATTTCCGAATCAACCGTTCAATTTCTTTTTCTTCTTTTTTATATCGATCTTTTGTTCTAGGCATACTAACCTCTCCACAAGATTGCTATATCTTGTTTTTATATAAAAAGGTTAGCGATGTGGTGTTGTATAATTTATAAGATATCGTGCTTGACAGAAACAAACAACTCGATGTGTTTTGGTATCCGGGTACGCCGACTCTGCTCTTTTCTTTTCGTATGGTATATTTCTATGGCTCGTTTAGATGCTGTAAATATTTCCTTTCCCTTAACCTGAAACTTTTCACCATTAATGGTAACTTCAAATATCTTCATGCCACATAATTCCCTCTCACCAAATCTTTGATGATTAAAGGGACGGGTTCTAGAATTGATACTTGTAACCCATATTTTGACACTAAAAAATGACCACTATCAAAATAAGGAGATAACACACTAATATCGTCCTCACTGTAAATATGTATTATGAACGAACCA